AATCACCTGATTCAAAGAACTTGTAGTTCTTCACCTTCATTGCTTGTTTGATTTTGTCTATCATTTGCCTTGTCCTTTATATGGTTTGGAACTCTTGTGCTTGTTCTTGTGCTTGGTATGTCTGCCCAATTTGTTTTTGGGTTTAGCCCGAAATGATGTGATGTTTACTTTTGTTGCCATAAGTACATTCTAAAATAATCAAAATCCTCTTTGCCACCTTCGGATAGATAGTTCAAATACGCATCATAGATCTTCCCTTTGAACTCAATTGGTGTGGTGGTGGTATCTAATCCAGCACCTACCATCTTGACGGCATACACCTCCATTTGGTCTTGAACAACTTGCATCTGTTGAACCACGGCTTCGGCTTTCTTTTCAGCATTCACCACCGCTTCTTTCAATTGCTCTTTCTCTTGCACTTTGCCTTCAACCATTTCTTCTCCTTTGGCTTTTGCTACGGAGACAACTGCCGATGCTTGACGAAGATTTGATTCAACCTTTTTCAACATTGCTTCCACCTCATCAATCGGTGGTGTTGTAACTGCACCAACTGGGAAGGCAATCTCAATGGCTGCGATGAACAGACAAAACAAAATGACAAAGTACCTCATAATTTTTTGACGGTGTTAATGATGCGAAGTTCTGTGATGGCAGCAGCCAATGCGGAATCGGATTTCTTGAGAGCATATCCAAGACGGTCAATCTTTAAATCCAACGCTTCAATCTTCTTGTTGGAGTTCTCAAGTTGCTCGGTGTACGATGACTTGACATCATAGTATAAATAGCTCACACCTACCAATGCAAGGAAAGCAACCCCAGCAACGGGATTCTTTCGGAATTGATCAAACGAAATTGGTAGCGGATTTGCGGATGGTTTTTTTACGGTCATTTGATGCGATTAATTTTTTTAGCCCAATAGACAACTGCCAAAATGCCCGAAATAATACCAAGAATCCCCACCCCAAAAGTAACAAGGGGTTGATAAATTTGAGCAAAAGTGATGACCGCTGATGAACCCGTGATGGCGGTGGCAATGGCTGCGGTGGTATCATTAAGGTTTTTCATTTAGATCGGAAAAGGTGGGGTTACAACTTCAAATTCTGTGGGTGTTCCAAGTATTGGCGTGAGTGATTCATCAAAAACAATGTACCAAAATTGAGGTGTGTTTAATTCTGCAAACTGATAGTCAACCCAATTCTGCGTAATGTCATCAGGTGCAACGGGGATGCCGTAGTAAGTATCGCACAATTCCCTTGCGTTAATTGCTTCAATTTCGGTTGTAAAAATATAGCCTTGCATTTAGTAAATAGAGTAAAATGAGTTTATGTTTGTATTAATATTATTAACATTTAATATTTGGTCACTTGTATAAATTACAACTTCTTGAATAGTACCTTTCATCAATTCTACTCCCGTTAAACTTGCACCCATTCTTAAAATTGGTTGTGTGAATAATGGATTTATAGTATTTGTTACCTTTAAAACATTATTAGCATAAATTGAATTACCAGTATTTTTTGTAAAAGATGAGTTTAAATATTGGTTATTAATGGCTCTTGAATTGTCACTTAAGATTAGCAATTGTTGTGTTCTAAGAATTTCAAACCTACTAACATCATATCTTACTTGAATAGACCCAGCATTACCGCCCAAAATAGTATCTGAACTAACTGCATCAGTGGGTAATGAAACGTCAAAAATCGAATAGGTGGAATTTGTTGTTGGAATATTTGAACTCAATAAAAAATTATCATTTATCCCATCAAATTGGACAGCAGGTTTGAAATTTTGCAAAATTAAACTTCCGCTATTAACTATCTGCGGTTGATTTATTGCCGTTGTTTGTGTTGCATCTCTTCCGTTACCGCTTTGGTCGTACCAAGTCGTAATAAAACCATTGTCCAAAGCACCAGTTCCCGTAAAGCCAAGTAAAGCGGTTGTATCTAAATTTCCAGCACTTGTAAATCCAATGTCGGATTCAGTTAAATCAGTACGCCTCACACGAATAGCACTACCCGTGTACGCTGCCCTTAATTTACGCAATGAATAAGCAGCCGCAGAATTTGGGTAAGTATCCAATAATAGACCTACCTGTTGACTACCAATTAACCCCAACTGCGTAGGTAATTGCCCAGCGTATAACTTATTGCCAAACAACTTGTCATTAAAGCCACGCATTATCCCGAAGTCAGGCATCTCAATAATCTCCTTTTACTGCGAATATGTTTACCCCTGCGGTGATGGCAACGGTAGTTCCAACCTTTACGACTTGCCCTGCCTTCAACTGCAAATCAGAATAAGCAGTCACCGCTCTTTGTGATGTCACGATTGTTGATGCCGTAATTGCAGTTAATCCAATCTCATCAAACAACTTGAAATTCGCCCCGCTTGAATCACTTACAAAAATCAAAACCAAAGTTGCCGCATTTGTTCCTGCAACCTTTGCCCCAATCTGCGTGATCTTTGTGCCGTTTGTTGCAGCAGTTAAAAGCGTGACGGTGTTTGTCATCGTTGCACCTGTTCGGTCGGTTGTCGCACCTGTTACCGTTGCAAATGCAAGTTCAGGTGATAGTGCGAATATGGGTGATGTATTTGCTGGCATTTTAGTAGTTATAAAATAAGTATAAATCCCCACCGGTTGAAGGTGGAATGTTTAAGTTTGTCAAATTTGAACCGTCAACGGCTGGAAGTTTTGCAGATGCATCCAACTGAACCAATTGAGATGCCCCGTTAAATGTGTTTCCTTGCTTTGTAACGGCAGATGATAGGCGTGAATCACTCAATGTACCACTTGATATATTTGATGCGTTTGTGGTGTCTACATTTGGCACATCACTCAACCCCACTTGTGCTTTTGTGGTGGCGTGTGGGTTGCTTGTATCGGATGTATGTGATGTAAGTGTTGAAAGATTGGCGGTGATCTGTGCTTGTAACTTTCCGAAGGCACTCAACACGGTATCAGTTGCAGAAATCACGGCATTGGTTGCCAATGATAACCCACTCAAAACAACTGCCCTCACTCTCGCTGCGGTGAAATACTCGTTTGTTCCCTCGCTTATGTCCGTTGTTGTCAATACAACTGCACCCGTCTTTGTGTTTACGGATTGAACATTGCCTTGAGATGCGATGGTGATGGTTTGAAGTGCATCGTCAAAAGTGATAGATGTGTTTGAACCAGCTTTGAACGCTGCCTTTGCCTTCGTGTAAACTCGTGTATTGGTGAAATATAGGTTTGTCCCTTCGGCAAGGTTTGTGGTTGTACTGGCTTCCAATACCCTTTGTCCGATGTTGGCAAGGTTTGTCCGTTTGGTGACATTCTCTGAATAGTCAACAATTGGAATTGAGTCCTGATTGACATCAATAGTTCCTATCGAATCTAATTGTGAAATTTTCTTGTTAGCCATAACTTTCTACCAAACGACCTCCATCCTCTTGGAGTAATAAAAATGAATCTTCAGTCAATAAAAAGAAAGCAGTCAACGCATCCACATCATAGTTCTTTTGGTTGAATTCTACATTGCGTTCAAATCCCATATCACGGTTTGTGGTGAACAGTTTCTTGGTGAGATCAACTTCGTGTTCAACACCCATATCCCTTTGTGTGGTATATATTTTTTCGCTCACGATACCTGATAGAATAATTCGTTGTTTAACAATGGGAGAACTTTCAAGATGCCTGTTTCAACCAACTCATCAGCCAATGACGGATTCAAATTGTTAGATGAAATCTGTGCGTAGATTCTGTATTCGTGTTCACCAACTTCCAAAGTTGTGTTGTCGGTTGCACCTTCATCAAACAAAAACTTGTTGTATCTTTCTTTGGCAGTTGATACATCGGTCAAAATGAAATTCTTGTATGCGTCAGTTTGTCGGCACTTCATACTAAATAAAAAATACGGGTTTGCAATCGTGACTTTTTCGGTCAAGGTTACATACCAGTATTCGGAATCTTGTTTGGTTACCTTCAACATCTCTACAAAATAGCGAGAGTAAAAATATGTAACAAAAAAAGGGAGAGCATATTGCCCTCCCCATTTGACCTATGAAACAAGAATCAATTAGATACCTAAAGCGGTAACAACTGAACTTTGCAATTTGTAAGGTGCTTCCGCTTCGATAGCGGAAAGAGTAACTTCATAACCGTTGGAATCTCCCATAGCAGTACCGGTGTTGGCAACCATTGCAGTCACATCACATCCGTACTCCTTACCAACCAACCAATACTCATCGTTGTTGTTTTTAACGATGCAATAGCAACGACCTTGAGCAAGGAGCTTCATTTCGTTACGCTTGGTGGTTGACAATCTGCGAAGTTTGAAAACAACATCCGATTGATTGAATGATGTTCCGTTCTCAACAGATACATTGGTTGTGGTTGTCAATGATCCAGTACCTTTAGGCAACTCGTAATCATAAACATCTCCACTTGCAACGGTTGTGGCAGTTACTTCACCACTTGCAACGGTGAACTTTGAATCAACCCAAGTGATAAGGTGGATTGATTTGATACCTCCGACTGCATCTTTGCAGTCAAGAGTGAATCCTTGTGTGAGTAAACAAGCCATCAGTTAAAAAGATTAAAGGGTGAAGTAAACGATTTCTCCGGGGAAAGCAACCTGAACACCAGCCTTGAAAGTGAAACGAAC